CTCTTTAAATACATCCAAGAAGTTTTGGTCTTGGAGCATATTGTTTGCCCACTCTGATTTAGTCATTTTAGCCCTATATCTTGTGTATTACACACCGTAATCTTCCATATCTTGTGGTTCAGCCTTTATACCACTTTTTACCATTTCATTCAACCGTGTAATTGCTGACATAATAGCGTTAAGCTGTTCTGTCTGTAGTTTACCATCAGTTGCTTGAGATTTAATCTCTAATTCCATCTGTTTCAATTGCAATTCAGCTTCCTTAATACGATACTCGCCATCAAGTTGCATTTGCTTTTGCTGGAACTCTAGTTCTTTACGAGCGTTATCTACCTGCATTTGCTCGCGGTCTAGTTGTAACTTTGCTTGGTTAGTTTGTGCAGTAAGTTGAGCTTTATCTGCTTCTACCTTGGCATATAACTGTGCTGCTTCAGACGTTGGGTCAGCAGGTGGCTGTGATGCCTGTTGCATTATTTGCTGTTCAACCTCTGGTGTAATGTCATTAATGAATGATGTGGTGTCTTTGAAGCCAGCCATCTCAATCATACGACCAAGAGTGCTGCGGTATTGCGTTACAGTCACCAATGGGTTGTTCGCACCGTATTTGCCGATGATTTCTTCCTGTTTAGCCATAATCATTTGCAACATAGCAATCTGTTCTTGGCGGTTACCGTTGCCCAAGCCTACGTTGATTGATACATCGTAAAGGTCAGACCATTCACGTGGGTCATAAGATACCCATTTGCCACGCATACGGATTGTCTTAGCTTGGTTTTGGTATTTGCATAGTAGGTGCAAGATGCCACGGAATAATGATTTAACACCTGTTTCAGCAAAGATACGAGCCATTAGCTCTAGCTTACCTGCTGACTGTTGCATCATGGCTGCCACGGCTGTTGCTGTAGTGTTCTGAAGCACGTTAGCATCAAGACCTTGCTGTAGGTCACTAACACCAGTACGTTTAGCCTGTACACCGTCTAGGTATTCCATCATCGGGAATGATTGACCGGCTGTGTTCTGTACGTTTAGTTGTGTGACTGCTTGGTTATTCTTAACACGAACAACACCACCGGCAGTAGACGTTAGCAAGTCATCTAGGTTTACTTGACCCTCTACGGCAGTAACACGGGCATTGTTTGTTAGGTACAAGTTGTCTAGCATCTGACGTAGGATAGTAGACTTGGTTAGTTGCAAGTCCATTGTCCTGTCGGCTAATGACTGACCAAAGAATTTGTGTGGAATAGGAATTGGGCATACAGAGTGGAATGGCACATAATCGCATTCTTCGTTAGACAGTATTGTTTCACCGCCTAGGATAACCCTGCGTAGCTCTAGTAAGCCGTTGTCGTTAGTATCTACCTTGATGTAACACTCAAATATCTCTACCTCTTCCATTGATAGGTCGCTGGACTGTGTGTAGTCTGGCAACTCATCACGACCAAAGCGAGCTAAACGCTCTGGTGCGTACTCTAAACGGTCATTAGCTGGGATTGTGTCTACGATAGACTTCTCGTAACCCATAGCGATCAAGTCACCACGGGCAATCATTCTACGGTGAGCTGTGAATGGTGAGTCCTCAATGGTCTTAGCACGTTTGCTAATTAAGAACTCTTCAGGTGGTACGTTCTCAATGGCAATACGGCTTTCATCGTTTATTCTTTCAATCGTAATGTTATGCGTATTGTAAGATATACCATCAGCACCAATTACAATGTCAGTAGTCTGCTTGGTGATCTCCCACTCGCCTGTCTGCATAATCATGGCTAACTCATCATCGGTTAAGCCTTTGTACTTCTCTTTGATGGTGTCTTTCTTTTCTTCCCAGTAGGCTTTAACAACACCGACTTTCTGAAGCAATGCATCTTTGAACCAGTTGTGTAGGATTAAGAAACCATCGTTGTCTTTATAGAATACCCAGTTAGCCATGTCACTAGCTTGGTCAGCCAATGGTTCTTCACCATCTTTAGTTGGCTCAAAGCGTACTGCATCTTCGCATGATGTGAATACGCGGATCAATTGTGGGAGAGCGCCATCGACCGCTTCTGCTACTTCGCCTGTAACTACTTGGCTGCGACCTTCTACCTCAGTACCATATTTGTCACGGAAGTAGTAGCTCATCGCATCAGCACGAGCTTGAACCGTATCTGACTCTAAGTAGCCAATAGCGTTATTGATTTCATCAGCAACAAGTGCCTTTAATTCTTCTTGGTTCATCATACGACCCATGCCTTATTTTGTTGTAATGGTTGTGACCACGTTGTGTCTGCTTCTACTAACCCTATTGCTAAGTACCTAAACGAGTCTGCAAAGTGTGATGACCAGTCGTGAACTGGCTTATCATAAAACACGTTTTGTTTCTCGTTAAACTCACGTCTATAGTTACGCAATGCTACCAGACCATTCTTTGTGCGTTCCATGTCAAACCAGCATCTAGGCAGCATACGTCTGACTGCTTGAATGCCATCTGCTATAGATAGGCTTGGTGCTACTGTTACGTCTAGTCCAGCTTCCATTAAGACTTCTAAACGGCTGCGACCTGTGGTCATCTCTCTGACTCTTACATCGTGTGGAAGAATCTGCTGACCCTTGTCATAACCATTATCACGTAACCAACTAACATAGTAATCTAGTCCTACTCCGTGGTTCTCTGTGCAATCTATTAGCTGTATCTCTTTACCGACTATCTGCGCTACCCAAATACACGTACTGTCGCTGACACCCAAATCCCAGCTACAAACAATCTTTGCCAGATCATCTTTAGGTATCTTAGTAACACGCTTCTCGTTATCGGCTTCATGTAATAGTGACCCATAGTAAGCACCTTCTACTGGTGCGTCAAAGCTACACTCAAACTCTTGCTTGTACTTGTCCTCGCCCATCTCGTTCTTAGCACTAGCCAACTCTTGTGGATCTAGTATGCCAGTATCACTAGCCTTAAACTCTAAGAACTTCCAGCCTTCTGTAACCATTGCACGTTCTTTGAACTCTCTAAAGTGGTTGTTGCCTTTAGGAGTGCCAATAAACAAACAGAAGCCTTTTCTGTCTGCTAATGCTGGTCTTACAATACTGTTCCAAATAGCAGGGTCTTGGTCACCTATCTCGTCTAGCACAACACCATCAAAGTATTGTCCACGTAAGCTGTCACCATTCTCACTACCGTATAGGCTGATCCTTCTGCCCAGAAAGTCCACTCTTAGCTCTGCGATGTTTGCAGTACCACCAAGTGAGCGAGTATATTCTGTTAGGTAATCCCATGCGACCCTTTTAGCCTGTGAGTAAGTAGGTGCTATATAAGCGTACCTTGGGTTCTTCTGTTTGTTCTGTAATGCAGAATGTATCAATTGTACAATCGCAGAAACAGTTTTACCCATCCTACGATGCGCTACAGCTACAACAAAACGATTCTCTCTTACTGCCTTGTGTATCTCTTTCTGTGGTAACCGAGGCTTGTAGCCTAAGTCAATTGGGTTAGTAGTTGTCATCTATACCCGTTACCACTTGTATCAACAATGGTGCATCAGCATCACCGCTTATTTTGTTCTCTTGGACTACTTTGCCATCCATTCTGTCAAAGACTTCTTTAATGGCTGATACGTCACCTTCTTCTGCTTTAGTCACTAGAGCTTCTGTGATAGTTCTAGCTCTTAATGCCTCATCTTGTATTAATACCCTTCTCAGAGTATCGTTCATCAACCTATTGATTTTACTTGAATGAGAATTGTTCTTATTCGCTTCTGCTGCCTTAACTCTGGCTGCTTCTAATTGTGCTGCTTTTTCGTCTGTCATTTTGTTGTGACTCCTTATAGGTTGGTCACCCTGTTGTTAAAATTAGTATTGCGGTCTTACTGTTGCTTTCTGTTTACCGTACTTGGCTGACATCTGGCGGATCTTGTCTTCGTTCATTACTGAGTTTACTTTCTTATCCGCTATAGCTTGCTTAATGCCGGCTAGGTTTTCTTCGTAATCTCGTACTGCATCTACTTGGCGATCTTTATTGCCTAGCATTCCATCGTATAGATAACTTCTAAGTTGATATGCTTTCGCTCTATTTTCAGCTTCATCATACGATACATTAGGTGAAGTTGCATACTGATAACCACCACCGTAATTAATTGCAACATCTAATGGTGTCCTATCATATCGTTTGAAACCAACTTCTGGATTTTTACTTACTAGTGATTGACTTAATTCGTCTGGATAACCATCATGCGCCCAAGCCTCTTGAGGATGCATAATTGAGTTCAATAGCGCACCACCGTGACCTGAAACTAATGTCTTAGCCTTTTCCCAAGCAGACATATTGCTAAATATATTGTTGTCTAGTAGTCCAGCCATAAGTTACCAATGATGTATTGCGTTAATAACGAGTGTAATGTTAGCGATTACAGCTAACAGTATTATTGCCCAATGGTCGTTCATAATCTAATCGCATAATTAATCTTCGGTTTCAAAGTCTTTACGTTCCCATACAGAGCATAGACGGGAGTTATGGCAGATTAGGTCTAGCTTATGACACCATCCTCTCTGAACTTGACCATCATACAGGTCGTACTTGTTTAGTGGGATGGCTTCCATAGCCTCAAACTTCTCAGGAGTGTTGTCGTAGTAGGCGCAGTTACCGCATCGTTGACGCTTGACTTCTGCTGGTGTGATTCGGAACATCTTAGCCATCTTTGCCCAGTACTCGGTATTAGGCAAACTTGGGTTCATAGCTCCTAGAGAATAGTTATCAATGGCATTCTTGGTGTTGTCAGCAATCTCTTTGGCTGTGCCAATAGTAGTTTTTGTGTCTAACAAACCTCTTGCCATAGTTATTCCCTTAAAAAGTAGGAGGTTCTCGCAACTGGACTACCTCGGAGTCCACCCTATCACGTCTGAGGGGCGATGATTGCTTTCTAGCGATGTACTGTCGCCGGAATAAAAAAGTAATGCTTTCACACTACTATAAATCTTTCTTTAACTATACCACAAATACATTTCAATGTAAACATGGTAAAAATTAATGGTTTTAACTATGTTTATATGTTTATAAAAGTGCAGAATATAAACATGTACTCAATCACGTGTACACTAAACAGGAGAATTTAATCATGTGGACAACACCAGCAGCTACTGAAATGCGTTTTGGCTTTGAAGTTACAATGTACGTAATGAACAAATAGTATATACTAATTGTATATACCCAGTTATGGAGTTACATTCTTCATAATGTCTTCATGGCTGGGTTCTTGAGAGTACTCAAACTCTATCAGCATCTCAATAAAATGCATCGCTTTCTTTAAGTCCTCAAGACCGTTCTTATTCCTATGCCGACAAAGGTACTTGATTGCAGTAGCTTCTAGGTACGGAATGTTATTGTAATAGCAAAACTCTGCTGGCTGTATTGCAAAGCCCTTATAGTGATTGCCACCGTGTTGAATGTCTAATACGCTCATTACCAATCTACTCCAGACATTGTTGCACCACTTGTATAGTTCTTAGGTGATTTCATATTAGCCCTATCTATTGCACGTTGATTCATATAAAGATCAGAAAGATTTTTATTGTCAAAATTAATTACTCTAGCGTTAGGTAATGTAGGTTCATTGTTATCTTTAGGTTTGTATTTCTTTGGTGATACGTAATCTAGTGCATCCTCGTAGCTCATTAGTTTTGTAGTGACAAAGCTGTAATACTTACGTGTACCTGTATCGCTAACAACAATACTTTTCATAAAACCTCTCGCCATTAAACTCTTGATTGTATTAGATGCTGTATTTTTATCATTATCTAATTGCTCGCGCATATCTGTCAATGTTTTAGGCAATACGCAAAACTCTAGGTAGACGTTATACCTAGCAACCATCTCTTTTGCCAACTTGTCTAACTTATCTTGCTGCGTAGCATATGATATTGCTAGTTTTTTATCTCTAAATGCTTTCTCAGCTATTTTAGCTTCTTCTTGTGTTTTATAGTTACCTATATGGACAACTTTAGAATTTGAGTCCCTAGCTGTTACTACCCACGCATCAACTTTCTTACGAAATATAATCATAATAAATTCCTAACCTTTTCTAATAATTCAGTTTCACTACCAAAGTTTTCTTCAAATGCTAATCTACCTGCGTGATAAGCTACACCGTGACCACCAGTCCGATGATGTGTAGGACAGAGTGGTATGGCATTCTTATAATCGTTACGCATTCCTAGACCCATTCCTGTGCGTAGGTGATGTATCTCTGCTGGCATGCGGCAAATAATGCAGCCAAGTTCTGCAACACGGTTAAGGTATTGTTTTTCAGCTTTAGTCATTGAACACAAAGCCAATCGTTCCAGACCATATTTCTACATGACGTTGATAGTCAGCCATCTCTGATGTAGATAATTTGGTTGTACTCTTAATGACTTCAATCGTTTCACCATTGACTACAGACTGACTGCGTAGGAACTTCCATCCCATTAGTTCATGAACCTTGTCCGGTGTTTCACCAATGTAATCACCTAGTTCGCTGTATAACTTCCATAGTCTAGAGTTTTGTTCTATGTTGCGAGTGTGTGACTTGATCGTTACGTTAGCAACATAGCCATGTGATAGATCTAATGCCTTAATCTTTTCAAACAAGTAAGGCAAATTACTCGTGCTTATATTAAAGTTTTTAACTTCTTGCATTTTTAAACATATCCTTTATTTTTTGTCGTGACTCATCTGATGTCGTGACTTTTACAGTTTCTATTTTATCTTGCGTTATTTCACCAGTTATTACTCTTGTACCGTCTGTTGCTCTAAACTTACCAGTAAAGCCAGCTGCCTTCATTCTCTTTATCCACTCGTTACATGTAACATTATCCAATTTTATTCTCTTTCTCAGCTGCTATTTTTGCTTCATCAATAGAATCATAATATCCTAAATTTTTATTCTTGTTGCTTAATCCATATCTTATTTTATCTCTTGAAAAATATTTTGCTATAAGAAAAGTTCCACACTTAATTTGATAGCTGTCTATTTTAGACCACTGCATAATTTTCTCCAACAACCATTTTAGCTGCAGTTACAGAAGTATCTGGAAAGTTTTGTGGATTGCGTAAGATACGTTTAGCCCATGCATGGTAATCCGTCTTAGGCTTTAAGCGTTCGTGAATAAACAAAGCTAACTTATCTGCGTGAGCTTTATTGTCTTCATGGCTTACTGGTGCAGGTAATGCTTGGTATATTGGGTCTTTAGGTCTGCATAATCCAAGTATGTCGTGTGGAGTAGGTGGCTTGCTTGAGCTGTCTACCCATTTGCTAACAGCACTCTCTACTACGCTATATTCATACTTAACAAGTAAGTTCCACCAAGTCAGGATCGCCTCTTTAGTTAAAGGCGGTTTGTTGGTAAGCTCCATGGCCACATTTAACATGCCCCAAAACTGCTTTTTATTAGAATCATTCATTTGCAATCCTTTCTAGTGTAGGTGCTGACTCTAGCCAGTCATTAAATTGTGAATCAGATACAAAGCCATAACCTTTCATAGGTTTAACTGATTTATCTTTTATCCAGTCTGCATTAAATCCTGTCCATCCTTTCTCGCAGCATAAAGTAATTGCTTGCTCTGGTGTAATGCCAGCTAATAAAGCTTGATTACATAATGCTATATACATACGTTCAGTAAATGGTGCTGCTCGTTTACTTTTTCTAATAACTTGATATTCAGCAAACAATTCCGTAGGAATTGGAGGTATGTACTTAATCTTTTCTTTCTTATCTATTCTCTTCTCTTCTATTCTCTTCTCTTCTCTCATGATCGAATCACAACTCATCATGACGACATCATGATTTGCTTTAATTTCCTGTATCATATTTCTCATTTTTTGGTTGCCAGTTGCTGAACTCATCAGCCTTTTAGCAACCTTTAAGCAAGTAATTTTACCATCTTCGTTTTCAAATAATCCAACAGATACAAATCGTTTCATCATTTCCTCAACACGCTGCGCGCTAGATCCAGTATTTCTAGCAATTATTCTTGCGTCATGTTTTAACTCAAATGTAATGTTATCAGTAGACGTCTTACCTACTATAAGTTCTATACAATACCAATAAAGTCCATAACCCTCTAAACCATAATCAAGCAACACTTCTTGCAACTTATCATCTAAATTAGCATTTGAATCATGTCTAAACCATTCCATTTACGTCTCCATTAATATAACTTGTAAATTATTATAATCTTATTTAGATATAAGTACACACTTATTTTAAATAATTAGCAATAGTTTCTTTAGCTTCATCAAATCCGTAGCATACGACAGCTAGGTAGTTCATTGAACTAGCTGCAGCCATAAACTCTTTCTGACTATCAGACACTTTGCCAGTCTTTGCCTTCATCTCAATAAACATTCCGTGATACTTACTATTAGGAATCATTAAGAATAAATCGCTGACTCCGGCAAGCACTCCCTCTGCCTTTAAATTTACTGCCGTGACTATATGTCTAGACCCACCGTTAGGAATTGCCCATAGGTAATACTTGTATTGCTTGTATTGCATACGAAACCAGGTTATTAACATAACTTGGGCTTGATGCTCAGTTGTTTTCATATCTTCTCAATTATTTTCAAATAAATGTGTACAAATTAAATACACGTGTTATTATTGTACTCAATAACAAAACAAAAGGATTAAATCATGCAAAATAAATACACTCGTGCATCTGCTAACATATTATTAGAGGCTGCAGATATACAAGAGAAAAAAGGCAATGACTATAATAACGCTGTTAGTAGAGTTCAACAGGCTGATTATTATGAGCATGGCGTATGGACTATATTAGATATTATTAAAGCAAAGTATTTGCGCATGGTTTCAGTATTAGAAA